ACTTTGTTGAATTCTTTTTCAACTCCGCCGACTTTTTTCTTGATTGGAGCAAGATTTCTATCAATCTTTTTTAGTGCCGATGTTGCGTTGTCAAGAGCCGTAATTTCAATTTGTATTTCAGCGTTTGCCATTTATCTTACTCCGTTTGTTCATTTGGTCTTCTTTAATCTTATAATATTCAGACCAAGTTAAATATTCCGACACTGACATCTCAGATATTTCTGATACCGTTTTGTGTAGTGCTTCTGCCAGTTGAAACCTAAAAAACAGGTCAGTGTCGGACTTTAGTTTTTTGCGATATCATCCGCTTTCGGTTCTTGATTCAGAATGTGATTAGCAACACGTATAACGATTTCTGGATCAACACTGTTCATTAGTTCAAATTTATCAACCATTTTGAACAACGGTTTTCCTTCTTCGTTTAATGCTCTCATAATCAATACTGTGACGAGTGCTTCCATTACCTTTTTATCTTGGTGTAACTTTACCACTTCCTCTGTTTGTTTTAGCGTAGCACTTGCAGTGAAGTATACTTTTGTATCCCACTCCGGGACATCTACCCACTCAAGTCCATTAGCCAACTTTGTTTTGAAATGCTTAGTAGCATTTTGTATTGCATTCATAATTAACCTCTATTCTTAATCTTAATCACCTGGTGTAAAATTACCACGCATAGTTTTTGTGTATGCATTGGTTGTGCTATTCGAACCAGTTTTAGTTGAAGTTTGATAATCAAAAGTTACTGTAGCCAAACCGTCTGGTGCCATCTCAACGTTTGCCGCTGTGATGATAACGTCACCTGTAATATTTCCTGCCGCTGAAGTGTCAAAACCTAAAACTAGTGATACTGTATCACCAACTTCCATAAGTTCTTGACCTGCGTCTGCAAGATCCATATTACACTCAACTGTGCCTGAGATTTGTCTTAAACCGGGTGTGTAGTTTCTTGCTACGTCACCGATTGCAGTAGTTTCTAACATATCTGCTTCTTCTGTAACGGAAAATGATGTAACGTGTGCCACTGTTACTGACCCAATCTTTACAATTCCGCTGTTACCTTTTTGAACTGCCATTGTTTGCTCCTATTAATGTTATTTGTCTAAATCACCTTTTGGGTGATAGTATTCAATACGCACGATTATTTGAACCGCACCTAAAGGAAAAATAACACCTTCATCGGTGTTTATTTCCCTAACCATTGTATCCGTTGCATAGCCATTTCTGGTAACATCTTCATACAATTTTGTTTCAATGTCATCTAACAATTTGTTTCTGGCAGTATCTAAAAACTTGCCTTTCACAAACCCTGTTAGAATATACTCTATTATCCCTTGTCTTGTTGAAAGTGTATTATCAGTTTTTAATTCTGATCCACTTTGAACTAAGATTGCAGGAACTTGAGCATCGCTTAACTCGTCAGGTTCAAAAACATCACGTGTTACAAATCTAACAGATTTAATTTCTTTTAGTTCTGAAACAATGTTTTTTGCAATGTTTTCTCTATAACTTGTTTTGCTCATCTCAATTCTCTCTGTAATTGCCTCTCAAAAGCATCTGCGATAAATTTAACTTCACCTGATGTAACACCTATAAAAGGTCTTGTTTTCTGATTGAATTTTGCTTTCTCTTGTTCTTGTTTTCTTTTAAAGCCCACAATAACTCTATTGCGACCTTTACGTTCAACATCCAAGTTAGAAAGCATTCTACCAGAAAAGTTTAAGTCTGGTGTAGTGCCTCTACCATTTTCTTTACGAAACTCTGCATAACCTTTAGAGTACCGTTTAAATCTTCCTCTCAACCCCACTCCACGTGATGTTCTATCTAAGATAGTTTCACGCATTTTCTCTCCACTTCTATTTAGAGCCTTTGGGATTGCTCTATCTAAATCATCCGTAAAATTAGATATAAATCTTTTAAAACGACTGGTATTGATAGTAACCTTTGCCATTAACGAATAATCCGTCTAGTGTGAAATGGTTGTTTTTCAGTTTCTTCAACTGTGCCATCGTTGTCAAAATCATAATCAACTCCGTCTCTCAAAATAGAGTTAAATTCTTCATCAAACTTTTTACGATAGTGCATCATCATAACTTGAAACTTGTCTTCATTACCTTCTGAATTCCACTTCGTTAGCATAGGTAGAGCGTATTCTGAAAGAACACGATACACTGCACAACGAGTAAATTGAGATTCTGTAAGACGGTCATTATCCATTTCTAAGCTAGGTAGTGAACGAGAAATATCATAGTTAGTAACATTACGACTACGAACCCACCATTCTTCACGCAATTTACGTAATATATCATCACGTGCTTTTGTGTGTTCGTCAGTGAATTCATCTATACCGTAAGTTAGTATATCTGGCTGATATTTAATCAAATCAGCGTCAGTTGACATTGCCATGTGCGTTCTCCTAGTAGCGTTTATGAGAGGGGATTACTCCCCTCTCTGTTCAGTTAATCAATTCAGATTATTGAATTGTTGAGTCAAATTCCATCTCGATTCCATAAGAATCAAAGATTTCACCTTTACCGTAAACTGCTGTTGCTACTAGTTCAGTTGCACGTAATGAAGCATCACGTTGTTGCTCGATTTGGATATCTTGCATAATTGCTAAGCCTAGTGCATCTCTGTGGAATAGTCCACCTTTGTAGTCACCAGTTGTGCCAGGATCATTGTCTGATGCGTCTGTCATGTTAGATGATTCAAAGATTGGAACACCAGCTAGTGATCCTACATAACCAGAACGTAGTGCTTCTGTTTGGAAGTCACCGCCTGCAAATGCGTTTGTGCTGATAGCCGCTTTTAAATCATAAGCTACTAGTGGGTGTAGAACACATGCTAGGTCTGTTGATGGAACACCGTTTGCACGTAGTTTTGCTACTGCTTCAAAGATTTTGTTAACAGTGATAGTTTGGTCTGCCGCGCCTACGCCTGTAGAGAACGAACCAAATAGTGCAGTAAGGTCTTTATCCATACGTTTAGCGATTGCTTCACCGAATAATTTACCTACATCTGCAATAACATTTGATGCTGATGTTCTTAGAGCAAGGTCAGTAACAGTTGTCATTACACCTACTTCTGATACAGTTAGTGGTGCACCACCTGTTGAAATTGCTTGTGCTACAGTTGTTAAGTCAGTTCCTTCTGCGATTTCTTCTGCATCTACTGGTGCATAAGTTGGAACTGTGATTGTTTTGCCTGAGTTTAAAGGCATTGTAAAGTTTTTTACAAGCCCACGCATGATTGATTTTTCGTTAGCTTGGAACATTGCTTCTGCTACGATTTGTGGCAAAAGGTCGTTCAGGGTTGTTGTTGTTGAGTTAGCCATTGTAATTCTCCTATTATCTTGGCGTTATTAAATTACATTCTCTGCTTTTTTCGCCATTCTGCGTATTTGGCTCTATCAGCAGGATTGTTCATATCTAATTTTGTTACATCCATTTCTGGTGCAACATCGCCTCCGACTTTTGATTGTGACCCTGTGCCTGGTGCACTTGGAGCCGCAAAGTGCGGGTTCTTAGTAAGAAAATCTTTTACCAAGTCTTTTACTTGCATTGCTGAACCGTTATCTGTGTAAGCTGGTGTTCCTGTTTCATCAAGAACTTCTGCTTCACCTTGTTCGTTTAAACGAACTCGGTTCTTTAACAAGTCTGCGACTTGACTTGGAGCAATCGCTTTAAGTGATGCCGCGTTGTTTAACAATGCTCCATCTACTTTTTCTCGCTTCAACGTGCCTTCTAATTCGGAAATTTTTGAACTAAACTTTTCAGCTTGGTCTTTTAAAACTTTCTCAAATTCACCACGTTGTTTTTGTTGCTCTACTTTTTGGTTTTCCTCTTGTGTCTGCCAATGCTTGTATTGTTCAACATCGATGCCATCAAACTTTTTACGTTCTCTTGCAACTCTATCTGCTACAATACGATTGACTTCCTCTTGAGAAAAGCCCTTATTTTCATTACTATCCAGAGAATTCGTTGGTTCTGTAGTCTCCGTTACTACATTTTCTACCTGATTATCTTCAGTCATTTTTGCCTCCATTGAGTGAAACCTACTCACGTGAGTAGTGTATGATTGTATTTATGCTTTTTGTTTGGAAGATAAATTGGGACAAAGTATTGACTATTTGACGAATCATCGCTATAAAGATTGTGTGTTAAGCAAAAAGGAGAACACAAATGACTTATGAAACAATAACAGAAGAAACACTTGTAAATGTAGTAAATTGGTGTAATGAGCAAATGTTAGAATTGTCAATCTGTTTAGTAGATGTATTAAGTTCACCAGCAACTATGCAGATAATCAATAACTGGCATTCTGTATACAATTAAGGTGTCAAGTGTCCTATCCAATGCGAACAATCATCACACGGGTCATCACACCAGTTAAAGTCTAGCCAAGCTATGTCATCGATGAGTCGCACAGGATAGAATCCAATACAACTAAAAAGAGCTACCTAGTAGCTCTTTTTTTTACCTGTTGTTGCTTTCTTTTTCTTCTTCTTAGCAGTTTTCTTTTTAGTTGTTTTTGGTTTAGTATGATAAGGCATAGTTCTCTCCCCTGGTATTTCCCCTAGTATCGTGGGTTGTTGTTTAACATTATTAGTTTCAGCCATCTTAGTCCTCCACTGGTATCCAGAAGTGTCTGCAACGATGTCCGCCTCTCACAACGAATGGATCGCCTGAACGTTTTCCTGACCAACTCTCACTTGACCATAGATTTCTTGCTTCTGCTTCTGTAAATGTTTTACCTTGATTACGGATACAAAAGTCTCTGCTTTCTGAGATTAATGATCCTGCGTATCTAAACTTATCGAGACCTGCTTGTCTGGCACGATGTTTAACAAATACACCATCAAAGTCCATTACTGTGTCGTGCATTTCGGCACTCATCTTTTTACTTAAACTTGTTCCTACGTTAACACCTGCAAACTTGTTTTTTAGTTTACCAAGTATTGAGGCTATTTCTGCTTCATTTCTATCTGCGGCGTTTCGCAGTTTTCTTAGTTTGTTTTGTAATCTTGTAATCTCAATATCATCAACTGTAATCATAAGACCTGATATTGCATGTCTGGTGTTTGTAGCAATCTGTTGAACGGCAAGACCTGCTAGTGCGCCTACAACTATCTCTGAATTGACGGACTCTTTATTCTGCTTTACAGTCTCATCTAGTCTGGCGTATGATTGTGCTTTTAATTCTGCAACTATTCTATTGTCTACTGGTGTAACACCATCGCCTGTCATAGCGGCAGTATCTTTAGCAAGTGTATCAAAGTTGTCTATATACGCTCTCACACGCTCCTGAACGAGTTTTCTATAGTCTTCTGTCACCGGGACACGTAACTCTAATAGTTCATCAATCGTCTTTGTTTCTAGTATTCTTTTGGCAACTTTATTCTCAAGTGTCTTTTCTGCACTCTCCATAAACTCGTCAAAATCATCTAAGATTGAATCGATTAAATCACTATGCTGTTGTATCTGTGTCTGTGTCGCCATCTAAGTTTGCTCCGAACTCTGGTGCTTGTGAACCATTCTCAATTTCTTTAATAATGGTATCCATCATTTCTTCATCGTCTACTGTGATACGTGCAATTTGTTTTGCAATCTCTGTAGTGTATTGACTGCTTGATACTGGTGCCGCACTTGCTTTCATTAAGAAGTCTAGTTCGGTGTATGTATCAGTCATATCAAAGTTATCTGGATAATCAATAACACCATCAAAGTGTCCTTCTGCATCATAGAAATGAACAAAGTGATGCCAGATTTGTTCTTCTGCAATCTCTAGGTTATCGGCTATCTGTGCTAGTTTAACGTTTAAAAGTTCACGTTCTATCTTTAGAGATACACCACTAGCTGTTGCTTTTGATGTTGAACGCATTGAACTTAGGTTAGCCATTCTGTCAATCATTGCAGTTTTTGTTTTGATTGATTCTATAATACTGCTAATTGATTGTGATGATGGCTGGAGAAGATAAGGCCGAAGATTTGGATCCATATCTGTATCTGTAATCGTAATAACTGAACCAGCACCGCCCATCATGTCTACACCTTCTGTAGCAACAATGCTTGGATGATTTGATAGTCTCATAACTTGTTCTAGTTCTGATAGTTCATTATAGATTGACCTTTGAACATCTGCCACATCAGCGATTTGTGAGATGCCTATTCCTCTTTCGTGTGAACGTTGTCCGTATAAGAAAGTTGCTGGAATATGACCCATCACATTCTCGTATTCTTCAATCAAATACATTTCTGAGTTTTCTTCATCTACTTCATAAACACCTACTGTTTCATTTGTCCATATTCTGTAGATACATTTTTCTTCATCTTCAAACTCTTTTAGTTTTAGATAGTCAATCATGTAACGACCGTTTGACATTCTACTAAAATGCCAGTCAATAATATTTTCTGGTGTAATAACTGAAAGATATGGTCTGATGCCTTGTGCTAATTCTTCTGCTAGAGTAGATGCCTCACTTGCAGGTTTATCTAACATCAACAGCACATGACCATAGATATTTGCAAGTGTAGTAGCTTCTCTCATAACAGCGTCAAATGAGCGACCTTCTAAATCAGCGTCTTTTAAGAATGGCTTTAGAGCAGGATTATCTGCTAATGAACCAAACTCTCTTTGAGGTGTATCTCGCCAGATGAATGAACTATACGTGTCAACCACTGAACGACAATGGTTGTCTAGTGGCGTACCCATAATACGTTTGCCGTATTCATTGTAGCCATCATCTTCTTCTTGTAAATACTTTCTTAGGTATTGGCCTTGTTGGTAATCTTGTCCACCGTAGTAACTATCATAGTAGTATCTCCAACGGTAAATATGCTTCTTATACATATTATGCTTTTTTATTATATTATCATAATCCATAGTGCTGTTCCTTTACATGTGCGTAAATCGTTTTGGTTTTGCTATCGCTCTCACTGGTTTAGTTATTGGCGCAATGTGAGCCACAAGATAACCTAGTGCATCATTTTGGTGGTCAAAGCCACCGTCTTTATCAGGGATTGCTGTCCCGGACTTATAAACTTGACGCTCAAGACAACGAATTGAATTCATACAATTTGGGTCTATTGAAAATCTTATTGTTCCATCTGCACTTTCCATAAGACTATTTACTGCATTTATTCTATCTCGTACTGCATCATGTTTTCTTTTTGCTTCTACTTTAAAGTATTGTTGTAGAATAGTAATATCTGTTTTTCCGTTAGCTGAGGTCTTACGCTGATGACCTGCAGGATCAGGAT